CCGGGGAGTGTCACAGTTGGTGGGTAGTGCGCTGGATGCAATCTGGAGCGAGATGACAGACGACACGGATGTAACCGGGGATCGGTGGGAAGACGTTGGTGAGGAGTGGAGTTCAACCCTTGTTGGCCCAATCATTAGTGTGGCCTATTATGATACCCCGTCAGATGAGCAGATGATTCTTGCGAACCACGATACGACTGCTGACACTAGAAAGATAAAGTACGTCAGTGAGACGGGAGCGATAGCTGACACGGGAGGAACCTTTTCTTCCGATGCCTCGTCCGTTTACTTCGCACAACTGGTTGACCGGATGTACTTCTGTGATGGAGTTGGGAGTCTGCAATATGTTGACTCGGCTTCCGCAGCCCAGACGATTGCGGCTGGGACAATATCGAGCATTGAGATCACTGAGAAAGGGTTGGGCTACGAGGCTGTCCCTGCGATTACGTTCAGCAGTGGAGCTGCGGCGGCAACGGCGAGGCTGGGGTACGGCGGGAGGGTGATTGACGCTGTGATTGACACTCCCAGCAGTGGGTATAGTGCGACTACGCCCCCCACGATTACATTCGCAGCCGGAACAGCCGACCCCACGGCAGAAGGCATAGCTCATCTATCTCAGACACCCTCTAAGCCGAAACTTTTAATCAGTCACTCCAACCGGCTCTTCTGCACGAGCGCAGATACGTCCGTGCCACCGGATACTTTATATTCGTCAGACGTACTTGATGGCGAGTCATTTGATTTGCTGGGGAACAGCATTAGGGTAGGTTCAGGTGATGGTGACCCGATCACGGCACTGCTGCCGTGGTTTGAGTTCAGGATATTGGTCTTCAAGGAGCGTAGCGTGTGGAGTGTAGACGCCAACCCAGCTCAGGCTGTTGCCGACTGGGAGATCAAGCTAATCAACAACCGTACAGGCTGTATAGCTCACCAGACAGCGCAGCAGGTGGGGCCGGATGTGTTCTTCCTTTCCCGTGATGGCGTGAGAAGCCTTTCGACCATTGAGGCAGGAGCGCAGACGGACATTTCCTCGCCCATCTCAGCACCGATAAATGATTACATAGAGAGAATAAACAAGACGCACATAAGCAAGTCTTGTGCGGTGTATTATCGGAATCGTTATATGCTTTCAGTCCCATTGGACACGGCTACTGACCCGGACACTACGCTGGTCTTCAATGCCGAGCAGAAATCGTGGAGCGGCTTCTGGGTAGGCTGGGAGCCTCGCAGTTTTGCGGTGACAGCTTTCAGCGGGAACATCAGGCTCCAGTTCGGGGACAACTGCGGCAAACTTTATACGTGGCTGGACTATGTGGCTGAGAGTTCGGCCACGGAATCTGAGTATCGGGATCAGACAGATGATTATGATACGAAACTCTTGAGTCGCGCTTACAATTTCAAGGAGATTTATGCTGATAAGCTGGGTTATCAGGTTGAGTTCGATGTGGATAATCGGTTCAACAATGAACAACTGGTGAGCTTCTTCTATTTAAGGGACATGGCCGGGGTAAACAATGGTATCCTGCTTGAGACGGGGGACGCGATGCTAACTGAGGATGAGAAGTTGTTGCAAGCGGAGGTGTTGGGGACTCTGGAGCGGAACGTAGCTGTCCCGGCTAGGGACGCGCACTTCACAAGGGCATATAATATGCTCAGTCGGGGTAAATTTAAGGAGATGCAGTACATGGCGACCACCAACGCCGGGAAACTCTCATTACACGCAGTCAAGTCGAGTGCGTTTGCTGATACAATCGACCCGCAACGATGAGAACCTTTCCGAGAACAACAGTAGAGATGGCTGACCTGATTGGGGATAAGCTGGACTTTTGTAGGGGGTGGGGTCGGGAACGTCTATTGGAGTGGGTGCAGTGGTTTGTTGATAATGACCGATACTATGCCGTGGCAAAGGGTGACGAGCTGGTTGGAGTGGCTTTTGTGAGGTTCGTGGATAATGAAGAGGACTGCCATGAGCATTATCGGGATACGGGAGGGCCGATATGTTATGTTGAGATGACAGTATGCAACCACCCTGATGCAATGAGGGCCATGTATCGTATGGTCTGGAATCATCTGGGGAAGACTGCTGAGAAGATGGCGTGGGTACGTCATAAGTATGGGGAAAGAGTTACGTTAGTTGATATGGACACGGCTAAACGCCGATTGATGAGGAATTAGTTATGGGAAAATCTAAAGCACCACCGCCACCGGATTATGCAAAGGCAACTCGCGAGGGAGTTTATGCGGACATAGAGACTATGCCGGCGCGGCGGAGGATTGAAGCCGCTTATCGTCTGGGCCAACCTGTGGACTACACTGACCCACGCACGGGCAAGCAGGTGTCTGCTGATTTTAGTGGGTTGGGCGATATAGACATAACCAGAGCTGAAACGGAGGCATTACTGGGGATGGTTCCGCAGATGACCGAGGCACAGCTCTCAAATCTTATAGAGTACGGCCCGCAGTTTGTAGCGGAGCAGAGACAGCAGATGGAGCAGCTCGATCCAGAGGGGTTTGCGTTGAGAGAGGAGTTTGCCGGGGGATTAAGGAGAGGAGAAGGGACAGCAGAGGAATTAACACTGGGAATTGATACTCCAGACTACGAGGAGCTTGGTGGCATACCGGAACTGGCTGACGCGGAGATGACTGCTGCTGGGCGGCAGGAATTGGAGACGCAACTGGCTGACCAGTTAATGAGGGGGGAACAGTTGACCCCACAACAGCAGAGAATGCTGGAACAGGGCGTTCGCAGGGCTGCGGCTGCTCGTGGACAGGCGTTAGGCGCAGGATCGGGTTTACGCGAGGCGATTGCGAAGCTGGAAGGCGGAATGCAGTTGGGCAAGCAGCGTAGGGGCGAGTATTTGGGCTTCTTAGGCAGCGGACAGGCGCAGGGCGATGTGGCGAACAGATTAGCCCAGCAGAACTTTGCGAATACGATGCAGAGAGTGCAGCAAATCAATCAGGCACGGGGGCAGGGGTTTGCGGCACAGCAACAGGCTCTTGGAACCCAGATGGCTGGTCGTCAGCAGGATGTGGGTAACATTCAGTCTATGTTGGGGTTGCAACCTGTGGCTGCACAGGGGGGATTGATGGCTGGACTTCAGCAGGGAGCCTCACCGTTCGCACCACCCCAGATGCAGAGGGGGATAGTGCTTGATCCGGGTGCTGCTGCCACTGGAGCTGGGTTTGCTCAGAACATATTCGGGACTACGGCAGAGATAGCCGCTCGACCAAGCGGATTGGGTCAGGCTTTCGGGGCCATAGCTGGCGGATTCGCTGGCGGGGCGGGCCAAGCGTGGGGAGCGAAAAAGTGGCCGACAAGATAAGGAGAAAATGAATTATGGCTGATTTTTGGGGAGGATTTGGAAAAGGCTTCGCGCCGTCGTTTGAGAAGGCTTGGGAGAGCGGGACAAAGAGGCGCGAGAAGAAGGGCGAGGTAGAACGCTTGGCCAAGGCTGCTAGGACTAAGAATGCCGCAGCCGCCATCAAGGCAGTCACGGCAATCAAGCAGCTTGGAGGCGATCCTAAGACCCTCCTCCCCTTTGGGACTGACCTCAAGGAAGGCGAGCTAATGTCTGACTGGGTTAAAGATGCCCCAAACGCTGACCTACTTTCGGCAGCCGCCAAGGCAACCCCAATAGTTGATAAACTTAAACATGATAGGCTTCGCAGGGAAACCGTCAACGCGGCACAGGATGTTACTCGCGGTCAGGCGTGGACTGATGCGTTTGGATTATTGACGATTCCAGAAGAGCATAAGAAAGATTATCCCAAGGGAAGCCTCCGGCATGATCGCGTAGTTTCTGCAAGTGGGGACTATACGCTGGAACTGTCCAAGCCGTCCGCCCTCGCCTTGAGGGGGAACGCTGGCCCCGCTAATGTAATGCTTCAGCAAATAGGAGAACTTACTTATGGTGCGCCGATGCCTTCCGTCGCAGAGATGACGCCAAAATCTCAGGCTTACTATACGTCGGTTGACGGGATGAAGGAACTTCGCCTTTTGGTTTCAAAGATTCAGGAGTATCACTATTACTTTGAGAAGCCCCCGAGTTCTGATGTTTCCAATTTTACGGTTCGTGATGACCTGACAAAAAAGATTAAGAAAAATCAGGAAAACCTAAAGAAGGATTTGTTATTACCTGTTGGCGCGGAGAAAAAGCTGACCGATAAAGAGAGGGAAGATGTCCAACTGGCGACTCGGGAGCTTAGGAAGGAGCTTGCCACAGTCACGGCTAAAACTCAATTTAACATCATAAATCTTACAGCAGAGATTGAAGACTTCAAGAAGGCCGAGAAGGCCGGCAAGGATATGGCTGAGTATCTCTTCAAATCTCAGCAAGGGAAGGCACTCACCCGTGTAGAAGACTTTCGGAAACTTATACAACCAGTTGTGTTTGATAATGGGAAAGGTGAACACCAGATAATAGTTGGTGAAGGCGATAACGAGGGGAACCTTTACGACAAGACTTACTTCGAGAAGGTTCCGCTTCCCGGCTCCAAGGATCAGTTTTTCTTGGACGTTAAGCCCGAATTTCGGCAGTGGCTATCGACCTATACAGAGACTATCCCACAGTTTTTTGGGCTGGGGGAGGCTCGCGAGGAGTACCACACCATGAATCCCACCGGGATTAAGAGGTCGATGATCTACTACCCGCCCCCGAAGGAGATTCCCCCAGCACCACTCCCCGATGGTAAGTTAGCGGGGCCGGGAAAGCTACCGGAATCATTTGGGCCGAGGGACTTGAAAACTTTCTGGAACGAGAGGCCGGAGATGCTGGGCATGGGCAAGATGGAACGGGAAAAGATCAGAGCCTTATACAGGGTTGGGCCGGATGGAGACATAGAAGCTCTCGCAGCCCCGAAAGTTTTTGAGCCGGGAGGAGACCTGAAGAAAGTCCCGAGACGCGGAGAACCAAGAGCAGAAGTTGATGAAGCTGCCAATCTTTGGGAGAACGCCAAGAAGGATGGGGGGGCTGCTACTGACCTAGCGGAAATCTTCAGACAGGCGACTGCTGAAGAAAAGGCTGCAATATCAGCGGTTCGCGGGATGGAGGAGCGACAAATAGCTATCTTACGCAGGATCATTGAGAGACTCAAGGGCTTGGAGAAATAAGGCAATTATGGCCGATAAACCCCTGACAATTTTTGACAGGCTCCTAGACGAAGAGAAGCAGGAGGAGAAACCGGAAACTATTTTTGATAGGCTTCTCAGGGAAGAAGGGGAGCAAGAGAAGGAGGAGCGTTACCGTGAAGCTGAAATTACCTCCCAGCCATTACCAGCACTAGCTCCAGTCAAGGAAGAGGACAGGGAGAGGTGGGCGGATATAGAGAGAGAGCAGGAGGCGGAAGCGGCGAGGGTGTTTCATGGGGAGGAAGTCCCCAAGGAACCGCTAATTCCGCTCCGAATGTTCGCGGGAGAAGCGGAGAGGCCGATGGTTGCCCCGTTGCCCGAAGGAAGGGAGGGGAGGATCGCTGCTAGGCGTCCGCGTCCCGCTCGTCCTGAAACAGATTTTGGGAAGGGCTGGCGTAAGGGCATTGAGAGCGCAGGGAAGTGGAAGGATAAGAATATTCCAGCTCCGGCGAGGTACGTCTTCAGGAAGTTATACGGCCCGTACACGGGGTTGCTTGGTGGCTGGGGGTACGATTCCAAGGAGGAGTTTTTCGAGGAGGCAATGGGAGGAACACCTGATGTGGTGGCCGAAACCTACTACGCTGGTAAGGGTGATCCCAACAGCATGGAAGCGTTACGCGTTCTGCGGGGCATCGGTGAGGCTGGGTTTGGAGAGGAGACCGGACAGTACAAAAACATTAAACCGATGTTTGATGCGGTAAAGAAAGCCGCCAAGGGTCAGCTTAACGCCGTGGAGGCAGCGTATGGAAAGGATTCAAAGGCATACGCAATCCAATCTGCCCTTGCCGGGGCGCAGCTTACAGCAGCCGACCTGACTCAGGTAATGTTCGGGACTAGGGGTGGAGTTTACACCTTGGGGATTTTTGGGGGTCTTGCCCCAGCAATCGGGGCTGGGAGCGTCCCGGCTGTGGCCACTTCCAAGGGCATCCAGACTGCCTTCGCCATTTCCATTATAGACGGTGTAGACCAGAGTAAGGATCATTTCGCTGATGTAATCTTCGGGGTTAACGAGGACGGCACTCCGAAGTATTCCCAAGTTGATCGGTGGGAGGCTGGATTTGGCGTTGCTGCTGCGGCTGCTTTCTCTGCGGCACTCGCAAAGGGCGTGGTTAATAAGGCGGCAATCAAGAAGAGGTACGGGGTAACGATAGAGAAGGACATGACCCCGGCCAAGGCTGCTGTTGCTGCCAGAGAGATCATGCGGATCAACGAGAAGGAGTTGGTGAAGGAAAAGGATCGCGACCCCCTTCGGCCACTTCCGGGCGAGCTAATTGATCCCAAGCGAAGGGCAAAGTTTTTTGAGGAAGTGGGGAGGCAACAGCTTGTGAAGGAACACCAGAAGGGTGATCCTATCGGGGGTTACGGGGAAAGAGGTGTCCCCACCCCGGAGAGAGTGCTGACCGAGGCTGTGATCCCGAAGGACGTTCCTCTGGCGGAACCTGTGATTCCCAAAGACCCTGAGATGGCGACGGATATTCTGCTACCCAAGGAGCCTGAGATTGCCCCGGATAAGCCAGTTGGAGAAGTCGAGATTGTTCCAAAGCCTGAACCTGTAATACCAGCGGAACCAAGGCCGATTACAGGAGCGGAAATGGTTGAGCCAAAGGTTGCGGGGACGGTTCAGGAAGCCGCCCAGTCCATGACACTGCCTGAGTTTGTGGAGTGGCATAAGGCTCAGGGCTTTGAAGCCAGAGAAGTCTCGCGGGAGCTGATGTGGGAATCTTTTCAGAAAGCGGAAAGGCCACCTACCCCTGTTGAGGCGGAGGTTGCCAAGGCAGATGACGGGAAGGTTTATGTAGAACGAAGGTATAATATAGAGGAGAACCCTGAGAAGTTTACTTACGAAGACGAAATTGCTGACATAAATGATAAAACTGTAATTGAGCCAGTAGATAACGCCCTGTTTGACGCGAAGCTCGCGGACAATAATCTCGGATTCAAGGAGCTTGAACGCCGAAGAACCGAGATAAAGGAGCAGCAGAAGAAGCTCCAAAATCAGGGGGTTTTTGAGGGGCCAATTAACAATTTTAACAAGGGGATGACAGATAAGCTCGTGGGGCTAATGCGCGACAAAGGGGATGCTATGGAGCGATGGGAGGCTGACCACAAGCCTCTATATGACCAATATTACGAGCTGGAAAAACAGTATAAATTACTTCACAAGAAGTGGGAGTACAATTCCTCCATTGAAGAGGTTTTGTCTAGGGAGGTGCTTGAGCTGCAAGGCTTGATAAGGGACTTCATACCAACGGAGGAGCTTCCTGACACTCTATATCACGTTACACTTTCGCAAGAGGTTCCGTCCATAATGAAGGAGGGGATAGTGTCCGGTGGCGGAAAGTCATTTAAGGGGTTGGACATAACTGACCCTAGAGTACAGGCAGCGGTGGAGGAAGGTAAGGTTGGGGGACTGGTCAAGGGTGGATTGCTTGAGAAGGGAGGCGTTCATGTTTTTGACAGCTATGACAGTGCGCTGGCTTGGGCCACCAGAATGGATTGGGAGATAAGCGGTAAGCATGGTTCTGGAAAGATTTCGATTATCCCCGTCACGGATAAGTACTCATGGAGTGCTGACCCCAAGCTGTTTGCGGGCCAGATTGGTGAGGGTCGCGCTCTTATCCGTGGGGCGGAGGTCAATCCCAAGAGTTTAGGAAAACCGATAGTATTTGATGAGGCGGTTATGGGTGAGTTCTCCAGAGCCAGAAAGGCTGGAGAAGCCCCCAAGCCACCTTCCGAGGCTGCTGCTGATGTCGTCAAGGCGGAAGCTGATGTTGTTAAGGCAGTCGAAAAGGGGAAGGCTGAGGAGGCGAAGGTCGAGGAAGTGGTTGAGATTGTTAAAGAGACTAAGGAGGCTGGCGAGGAGAAGATAGCGGAGGCTGTTGAGGGAGAAATGTTCCCATCCGCTGGGACAGCCAGAAAGTTCCACACCACGATCCTGCGAGCCAAGGAACTGGCCAGAAAAGAGAAAGACTTTGATTTCATAAGGCGATTCGATGTCAACCCAGACTCGGCTTACTTCACAGTCCCTACAAGCAGATGGGCGAGGACGATTGATACGTTTGATCTCGCCACAGCAGACACGGCATTAGCGGAGTATGGGGCAACCAAGGGGGTAATGAGGATCGGAGACCCGCAAGAGCTTGTGGGGAGTCTTCTAAAGGGGCGGAAGCAACAGCTACTGCTGGAGAAGGCCAACAAGACGGGAGAGAAGGCTGACCGACAAGCCTACGAGGACTTCGTGCAAACACTCGCCAATGACCGGACGTTTGTGGGCCAGATGATGCAGACTTACTCTTTCTTCAAGGTATCTGATCCGGTGGCTGTCAGGGATGTGTACCAAGAAGCCATTACGGAGGCTGGAGGGGCGAAACTTACCGTGGAGGAGCAGGGAACTCTTCTGGACATGATAAAGAGGGTTGAGGAAACCAGAAAGAAATCCGAGGAATTAGCTGAGATACATCGGGACGCAGAGCTGAACCCGGAACTCAGCGAGGCAGAGATTAACAAGGCTTTTGAGAAGGCAGATGACGCCATGCTCGACTGGGAGAGGGCGGTTGTCGAGCAGATCAACCTCGTGGGGGACAAGACGCCCAAGCTCGCTGTGGACATGATCGTGGCCCAGTGGCAGGGAAACTTCCTTACCCCCACGACCCATGCGGTAAACGTGTATGGCAACATCTTCCCGATGGCCCCAAGGGCGGCAGCGAGAACTGGCTCCAGAGTCTACGAAGCAGCCGACAGGTTCCTGTGGGGCAAGAGTCGGGAGATGAAGCTGATAGAGCTGGAGAAGTTGCAGGAGAAAAGTCCCGACCCGATAAGGGGCGAGACTATCAAGAGACTGCAACAGCTAACCGACCCGATGGAACAGAGCAAGCTGATTCCAGAAAGATTCCTTCACCTGTACGCGAAAGGAATCACAAGCGGCACTGGTGCATCAAGGGTGTGGTCTGCGTGGAAGGCAACGCGGGGCAAGGATAAGAAAGGAAGGCGACTGGAAGCGTTTATGACGGAGTTCAAGAGATTCAAGACTCCCGTGGGCGGTGATATGCTTTCCTCCCTAGTGATGGGATCAGATGTGAACCTGTACGAAACCGGGACAATGAATATGTCCAACATGACGCGCCCAGTGGATGCCTTCCGGGCGTGGCAGAGGCTCTTCGGTGGGAAGAAGTCCTCAAAGAACGTGGAGACAGTGAGCAAAGACCTTTTCGAGGCCACCTTCGGGATGGCACCCACGATTCACTTCAAGGGGCTGATGGCGGGGGATGTGATCTTCCGTAACAAGGAAATGATGCGGCTCATAGATGAACAGGCTGCTGTAAGGAAGTGGTCGCCTGAAAAGAGGGCGAGAGCCATACGGAATCCCAAGCTGATGTTTACCGAAAAGGAAATGGCACAGAACAGGAATCGAGCTGCGATGGCGTCTTTCCAGCACGAAACTGGATGGACGGGAGCCATACAAAAGCTAAACAAATGGCTGTCGTCAGGCGGAGCGGGCAGGAAGGCTCTTTACTTGGGCTGGAGAGGCCAGACTCCGTACCAGAAAACTTTAATGAACGTGACGCATGAACTCTTCCAGTTTTCCCCCTTTGGCGCACCGTACACAATGGGCAGAGGGGCAGTATCAGGACTTAAAGGAGCGTGGAGAGGGTACAAGGAGGAAGGGGCAAAGGGGATTCGGAGAGGGATTCAAGAGAGCTATATGCCCACCAAGGAAAACCTCCAGATAGCAGGGAAGAACCTTGTGGGGTTGTCGATAGCGATGGGGGCGTACAAGTGGCTGAGAGAGGACGGGATTGTTGCGCCAGACATGAATCCGGTCATGTCCGATCCAACTGACACGGCCAAGGTAAGGTATCTTACTGAGGAAACCTTCCACCACGGATTCATTAACATGAGCGGACTGCGAAGGAAATTTGACAATGAAGATGCCAGATGGAAGGAAGGCGACTGGGTGGTTGACGCCAGAAGGCTCGGCCCGATTGGCCATATGCTGTTAAGCGGGGCAGCGGTGCAGCGCGGCCTTGAAAAGATGCCAGAAAAGAAGAGGAGAAAGATTGAGGCAGACTGGGACAAGCTGATCGCCCACGAACTCACGGGGAGCGCGGTGTACGCAAACAGATATTTCTGGAACCAGACAATGGCCACTGGGGTCAAGGATTTCATGCAGTCGTTGTGGTGGATTAAGGAAGGTGAGGGAGCAGGGAAGATGCAAAAGAAGCTGGTAAAGGACTTCACATCAATCTTCCTGCCTAACACAGCCCAGTGGTTGACCAAGGTTGATTCCCCGTACAAGCAGAGTTTCAAGCCCAGCACCGTGTCTGAGGCGTTGAAGGTTGAGTGGGAAACGAAATCCCGATCAATGTTCGACAGGAGCCGGATGGAAAAGGTACGGGTTAGGGACGAGAAAGGGAAGGTACTGGAGGAGGATGTCCCGGTTGGACTTCTTGGCTATCCAATCATAGTAGACCTGTGGGGATCACCGCTGGAGACTATGGGCGAGGGAAGAGTTCTGGGAGTGCCATTGGCCTCGTGGAAGACTGCGACTTGGGAGAAGACAGCACAAGGCAGGGAGGATTTCTGGGATAGGTTCATGGCTAAGACGTTCAATGTGGTTGACTTCAAGAAGTCCGGTAAGATTGCTGACCCATACTCAGGCGAGGTTTACAGGCTGATGATGAAGACAGGCAAGGGCGATGTAGTGCCACCGATGTATAGCGACAAGATAACTGTTGGCGAAGGGAAAGACAGGAGGCGGTACAAGCTGAATCAGGATCAGTACGCCTACAAATCTATAATGGAAGGGAGATATAGGTTGGATGGGGTGAGCGAGCTGGTTGTGTCTGGGGCGCGTCAAATGCAAAGGAGATGGGACACCAAGGGGGGCTGGGGGTTCAAGCAGTACATGGAGTCGTCGGAGTTTGGGAGGGCATCTGATGAGGAGAAGATTAGTGAGCTGCAACGGATATACAAAAGGGCGAGGACAGCGGGGGTAGCTGCACTCGTTGAAGTTGGCCTTATGGATAATAAATCTGTCAGGGCCGACCTTGCGATGCGTAAGTTTAACATCAACCCTGACAACATACCCCTCACAGACGACCAACTCATAGAGGGGCCTTCAGGGATGAGAGAGTAAAGGGTGGAGGACAATAACCATAGAACCGAAAAGGACAGGCAGTGTTGCGGAACTTGCCGTTGCAAGAAAACTTGTTGAACTAGGATACACAGTAAGTTGGCCTCTCAATGAGGACGCTTACGACTTGATAGCCGAGAAGGATGGGAACTCCCGCAGGATACAAGTCAAGTCAGCCAGCATCAACAAGGGGGGAAGCTATCGGTGTACGCTAAAGCATTGCCGTCATAGCCCCCGAAAGTATGGCAAGAGTGACTGTGACTTCCTGATACTTTACGCGTCCTACGCCAAGGACTTTGAGGACATCATCCATGACGGTTACTACATCATCCCAGTCGAAGACCTCAGCGAGAAGAACTCGTTCGCGATCATCTTCCCGGCAGGGAAAGGGCGGGGCAATATCTTGGTCTGTTCATGGGAGAAATATAAGGATGGTTGGGCGAGGATATAAGAACAAGTTCCCCAAGCGATGGATTGGGAAGCGGGTGAAGGTGCAGTGGCTTGACCCCGCAGGTTACGTCCAGAGCGAGCTGTCCAAGGTAAAGCCCTGCCTCTGTGTAACCCTTGGGGTCTTGCTGCAAGTCCACGATCAGTTCATTATCGTCGCGTCCAGCCAGTACGCTGACGACGATAAAGACCCGACCGTGGATGCAACAGCCATTACAAAGGGTTGCGTTACTTTCATTAGTCTAATTTGACATCGAGTATCTTCTTGCGAATCCCCTTGCGTTGCTTGACGAGCTTGAAGAACTCAGCCTTGGCCTTGTCGCTATCCCACAGGTAATCGCCTGTGGCGTTCTCGCCTCGATGGCGCAGCAGTTCCCCGGTGCGTTCGTCGATCATCTCGATGATTTGTTTCATCTCCCACACTGAAGCGGGCTTGCGTATTTCAGGTAATCTCAGCGACATCTTCGACCTCCTTTAGTTTGACTTCCTTGTAGACCATATAGAACCGCCGAAAGTTTTCCTTCGATGCCCTGATCTCGTTGGCCCAGCTACCGTTGTCGTGCTTGCTCCGCGAGTCCTGATCCAGCACCTCCTCGACTCTCTTGATACCGTGCATAATGCCGCCGTGATCACGGTCAAACATCCGTCCGGTCTCGCAGTAGGAGTATCCCATGATGTTGTGCATCAGCCAGTAGGCTGTCTGTCTGGCAAAGACCAGAGGTTGCACCCTGCTCCTGCCCAGCACCGCATCAGCGTCCACCTCGAACGCCAGTGCCGTAGCTTGCGCTGCCATCTTGAGGTAATCTTCGTCCCTCTTTTCTATCCAATGACCTTTAACTTTCATAGTAACCTTTCCCTTATAGTTATGTGTAGTGACTAAAACTCTCCCCCCGCCGGAACCACAGTATTACGAAACGGCAAGGGGAGAGACAATCTTACTGGATCAGTAAGATTAGAATGGTGCTTCAGCAGGTTCCTTTGCAGGTTCCGTTACAGCAGCTTCTCCGTCTTGAGGGACACCCTTCTGGACGGCGATGCCGACCCGTGAGGTTCCGCTCTGGTCTTCCTCGATCCAGCCGGACAGGTGAAGGGTTTCGATGATGCCATCTTCGTTGGCAATCTCCTTGAGTTTGCTCAGGTCTAGGTCGAACACTTTACCCTTATAGTCAGGGTCTCTTGAGCCTTCCCTCTTCTTCTCGTTCTTGTAGAGGTAGGCTTTGCGGGCGACCTTCGAGAAGGTCAGCATTGGTTTTGTTTCTTCAGGCATATTACTACTCCTTGTTTACCTTTTCCCTAATGTTCTCCGACCAATTCTCCACCGCATCCGCGATGGAAAGTAACCGTTGACGAACGGCTGGCTCCAGAGGTTCATTGAGATTGATGAGCTTCATCGTGGCCATCTGGCCACCGATGGTATAAGCAAAATGTTTCAAAGCTGTGCAGGTTTCCTTTCTGTCACACCAAGCGCAGTATTCACATGGCCACGGTGAGCGGGTAGGATCGTTAACGGAGTCAACGATGCCATAGACTATATCCTCAGCCTCTTCACAAGTCAAGTCGAACGTCTCAACGTGCTTGAACCTTGAGTACACCAGATGACAGGTGAGCTTCTTCTCCCCGTACTTCTGCATGACGCCCAGCGCATAAGCTGCCATCTGCTGCTTGTAGTCCCGTATCTGTCCGGTCTTCAGGTCGAACAGGTGGCCCTTGCAGTAGGCGTCCATGCTGCCGAACGTGACCTCCTCATCGCCTCGCATGACTGAGATGCGTTCCTCAGTGATGAGCTTCTTCCTGCCGACAACAGACATGATGTACTGCGCCGCCCAGAGGACTTCTTTAGGGTATTTTTTTAAGGACATTCAGGTCTGCCTTCCATGCTATCTTCATCTGTTCCGCGAGCTTCTCCTTGAGCCACTCGTTCTTGCTCTGGTTGATTCCGATAAGGGCAGAGAGACATTCGCTCCTGCTTGCCTTCGGGTTGGCGAGAGTCTGCTTGGCGATGATCTCCCACTCCTCAATGGTTCCGTGTCTGTGTTTCATTCAAATAGGAAGTCCTTCATGGGTGGTGTGTTGGTTGGCCGATGGCCTGTCTCCTTGTAGGTGTAGCATGGTTCGCATAGGACTTTCGAGTTTCCTATCCATAGGTCGAGATTAACACCGACCTCCTTGGCCGCTGCGTCCTTCTTATCGTCAACCTCTATCACTATGTCGTTCTTGCATAATCTGCACGTTGTCCTGTATTCCATTTACCCTCCTTTGTTGTTGCTGAATTGATTCAGCTTGTCTTGTGTCAGCGCATAGCCTTTGCCATGCCCCAAGTCTGTTATGTTCTCCGGTTTCAAAAGCTCTTCAGCCGTGGCGTAGCCAGCCAGCCTGTACGTAGGACACTCCCCGACCAGCAGCACATAATACTGGGCATCCTCCGGTTTCTTCTTCAGTGTGGCGAGCAGCTTACCTGAGTTGTACTTCGTAACCTTGATGTCGATTGTCTCGCCAGCCCTGCCCTTGGCATCCCAGCCTCCCTTGCGTGGCCCCACGGTCAGGTCAGGGAAGTAGTTGAACGCCTTGCAGAAGGCGATCTCAGCCGCCATGCCCTCCAAGTCTGTCTGGTAGTCATCCTGTGATCCTATGCGGGCATTCGTGACACCAGCCATCCGTGCCACGTTATAGCGCATGGTCGCAAGCACCTGTGCCACCACCACTTCAGTTGCGTCTAGGGTTACTGTCACCTCTTAGCTTGCTCCTTCCACCGCTCAACCTCGAACTCCAGCTCTGCTATGCGGCTGTCCTTGCAGTCAAGCTGATAGGAAAGGCTGTCGAGGTAGAACCACATATCTATAATCTCGTACCTGCATTCAGTTACAAGGTTGGGGTGGTCATCGAGATTGGTTCCCTTCTCCTCCTGTCCCTTGTCGTACTTTGGCCGTGCCATCTGCTTCCAGCACATGATGGCTTGCTCCCTGATTTGGTCTGGTGTCCTCTCTTTCATTTTAGTTGTGTCTTTCTGTATGTCAGTACCGTCTAACTAACTAATCATGGATACCTATGTGTTAATTGATTTCATTGGGTGGATGTCTAGTGTGTTGAGTAACTTGGCTATGCCGGTGTTGGCTCTTGCTGCTGTGTGTCATGTCATTTGGCATCGGGCATAGGGCGTTTCAGTAGCTTCCGAAGATCACCATTGCCCAGAAGGGATTCTAGTTTCTCGTGAAGCCGAGTCCCTCGTACTGCTGCTGCACCGACGGTGTCCGATGACTTGTAGCATGGACACTTGGCCATAGCGGGCAGTGATGAGGGCGGGAAGTCTGAATGATGCGCCCGTTGTTCGTGGTCAATGTGTTTCATAATCATTTCTCCTTCTTAATTTCTGGCGAGTATATCTTTTTGCCCCACTTAGTTGTGTGAGCTAGGTCTTGGTGGAACCCGCAAATCCTGCAAGTTCGTGTATACTTTCTGGTAATCCACTTGTGATACCCGTGCTTCCAGCAGCTTTGGGGTACTGGGCGTTTCTCGAAGTAACCGCCCGCACTGTTACTGCCCAGCGACTCCGCTCCTCCGATCCTCTGGCGATGGTTCCAAGACTTGTGCATGGCTATAAGTTAATGAGGGACAGGCAGGTCACGGCGTAGGCGCGGCAGGAGCGAAGTTGTGAAACGCCCACCTGCCACAGTAAGCAATGTGCCATCGCTGCTGCCCATCCCTCAAAGTATTATTTCAGGAAGTCATCAGCCGCTGCGACTGGGACTTCCGGTGTTGCTGGTTTGGTCTTGCGATAGTTGCTGCGCTTGTTGACCTTCGCCGCCACATTCTCCTCACCGACAGCCTTGTTGCCGTCATCATCGAGTGCGTCCTCAGTGGACAGGCAGCAGATAGCAGCCAGCCCGTACCTTCTCGCATAGGTCAACGCAGACCCGAAGGACTGCATATCACCACGCTTGTAGTCCAAGGGGATAATGCTCCTGATGGACTGATCCCCGTAGAGCAGGGTAGTCACGAGGAGTGTCTGCTGTGGGGTGGTGTACTTGTCTTCAGACTTCTCGCCCGCTCGGATCACTTCCGGGGAGTACTCGACAGTCTGAGTCACGGCGATGCCGTGCTTGTTGAGTACGTTACGACTAGCTTCGATCACCTCATCCAGCCCCGCATACTTTGACTTGAAGTAGGGGTTGTCAGCCGACTTGGCTGCTTTCTTTAGTTCCGACTGCGCCTTGGCCAGTACGATTGGCAGTGTGTCACTGCTGCTTTCTTTATTTGGCATTGGTTTCTCTTTCTTTTATCAGGTTAAAGAAGGTTGGCGCGAGCATCGTCACCATCCACGGGCCACCGTTCTTGCGATGGGCAACCAGTGGAGGCTTGTCCCCGCACTCGCCTTCTGCTTGTTGCATTGCTCTGTCTATGTTGAGTCTCTCGACTCGCTTAACTTCAAAGTGGTAGGGTAGGTTAGTCACCACATCTGGGCTGTCTGGTGAGCCGGAGAACTGCTGTCCCCTCCGAGCCTCGTAGCCGTGCGAGCGTATGACATCCCGCCATTCCAGCTCACCGCGTTTGCCTTTACTCCTGCTGTTCATCCTTGTCCTTCCTAACCCACCCCAGTCTTTTTAGGTCATCAGACATACTTTTAAGTTCGAGAGATGGACAGCTATTACCCACGTACTCGCCATCGCTATCCGGTTTAAGCACAGCAATCATCCAGTCAGCCACCTCTTTCACATCCGTGAGCATCCCCAAGGCAAAAGTGGTAGAGTGATATGCCATCCTTGTTTTCTGCGTAAACTTATGTGCTTGTTTCACCAGCAGTTTGTCAGCTCGTGTGTTCCAAGTATCACAAACCTCTTCTGGAGTAGAGTCGTTCAGGGCTACGCAGCCGTCCTTGCATCTAATATAGAACACATCCCCGAAGCTGCCGCCCCTGTCATCATAGTGGTCTGTCTCTGCGTCCATCCCGCAGAACGGACAGGGAAGTAGCTCTACCTCGATTACATTCTCCCTGTTTTCAATCTTCGCTATGGTTTTTGGCATTGTTATTCCTTTAATTAAAAGGAGGGATCACATCGCAAGGAGGTGTGGGCAGTAGATGCCCTTGAAAAGCGATGCAACCCCTCCAGATTATTCTGAGTATTGTCCAACCTTAGCCATGTCTATCAGCATTTCTACTATGTCCCTCCTCGACCTCCCCGTCTCCCTGACAATCATTGATAGTTTGTCATGGTGTAGGGAGGTGATCCTGACATGAAGACCAGACCTAATTGTGTCTGGGTTGATCTTCGTGACGACAGCGGTTGTCTCTTCTAATGACTCATCCTCCATAAGCACCAAGTATGCTACCCATAGCGGTACAAGTCAATGATATAAGTACTGCGCAGTACTTAATTAAAAGGGGCGGAGCCGGAGAAGAAAGGATAAGCCCCCGACCCCGCCGTGTTCAGTGCAGCCCTAACAAGCCGCACTAATCTTCGTCGATGATTTCAGACCAAGCCTTGACCATCTCTCTAGCCATAGCCTTGACCTTCTCCTTATCATCTGTTGATTCGTTCAGGGTGGTCATGCCGCAGCCCATGAGTGCTTGACCCATGCGCCCTCGTGTACAACCTCGAACCTCGTGAACGTCAACCAGCGAGCGTAGTTCCTCGCAGAAGTCCCTTGCGTTTTCTTCCTCCTCGTTCAATCTTCGTATTCCTTTCACGATAAGCAGCAACACGGATGGTGCTGCTACCCCTGATCTTATGTTCCTTCTCCACTCCATCGTCCGTAGTGTATTGGACGATTCTTGCAGCAGTTTGTTTACACAAAGCTGCGGAGGGAGTTACTTCCATAACGGTGTAGGTTGCGCCGCTATGCTGGAATGTCTCTCCAACTTCGCGGCGAACCCCACCGTAGTGATTGAACCTTGGCATTGTTTCCCAAAGTTCTATTCCATCTTCTTCTCCAATGAGAACCTGAAGTCCCCACTTGGTTATTCTCTGGGTCGTCACCCAGCGATTATACCACCCATGAGCAGCTTGTCGATGCTACTCTCAATCATCAGTGGCAGGTCACGCTTGACGTGCATGGTGTGCCTACGCCTCACCTCGATCTCTCCGCTGAAGCACATATTGTCACACACCATGACTGTCACTCCCAGCACCACACCCGTACACATATTGAGTCGGTTGCCGTGCCTGAATCCCAGCATATACTTGTAGGATTGGGCCAAGCTGAACTCCTCATTGAGTAGGAGTGGTTGCTCCAGTATCTCCTTGAGCTTGGGTCTGCCCGGATCAGGGTCGCAGTGGTTGAGGAACAGCTTCGTTGCTTCAGTGGTTCTCTGCGCCGTTGCGTCCAGTCTGGACTGTGCGCCTTGGAACCCGCCACCTGTCTTCTGCTTCTCCGTGAAGGCTTGAAGCAGACGCCACACGTTATGCCCACGGGAATGCTCATCCCGTAACACCTCCTCATCCTCGCGGAGATATTCCTCCTCCACCTGAACGATGCGTGACGATGGTAGTGCGCCTTTCTTCGAGAGCCTCACCAACAGGCTGTGCCTGTCTATGGGACTCAGCTTGGTCTGGCGGAACAACTGGTACTGTGCGTCCACTGATGGCACACACACCTCCGGTAGTTCCATCGTACCGAACATGGTTTCTTCATCCTTGGACAGGGCTATCTGTATGTTCTCATACCGAATCTTCCTGTCATCCAAGGGTTTCTTGATGTTATCCACGAACCAGTGGTGTGGCACGGCTACGTGTGTGTTGGTTTTATTACGTGCCTCACGAGTGGCGAGGTATGCCTCGCTCACATAGTCAGACTTGCTTCCGCTTATCATTAAAGACATTGCTGTCCCTTTCTTTTGGTTTGTTCTTGTCTGGTTTCCGATCCTGAATCTCCCTATTCTGGGAGTCTTCCTGATCGAGAGTGTTTATGTCGTACCTATGCCGACCTTCCCGTCTAAGTTCATCAAGATCATTTAGGTGATCGATGTATTGATCTTTAGTTCTGCCCATGATCTATCCTTTCTTCTTCCACCAAGGGCCGTGACCCTTGATGTAGATTGATTTGGCCTTGATGGCTGACCCTTTGCATAGGGTACAGTCGGCACATTGGATTCCCTTGGTGGAGTTGGGGCATTCTATCTCACCCTCCGCTGGCTCATCTATGCCCCCAGCCCTGAACGTACGCCAGCCCATGGCCTGTGCCTCACGCGCCTCCTCCACTGAGTGTACACTTGCCATACAGAACTCCTTAAAGTTCTGGAACTTGGGCAGTCTCCACTTGTGGGTATAACCTGTCCAGTTGGGGGATAGTTTAAGTAGTTTCTTCCATACCCCGTAAGGGACTGAGGTTGGCTCTCCAGCCGATCCGATGCGTAAGGGTATGTCAGATAGCCTCTCCTCCTCCTCAGCCCCCATAAAGGCATATCTGTCTGCCTCAGCGGTACGATGTACGGCAGCGGGAGCTTGGCTCCAGTTGACGTAGCATTCCTCCCATACTGGACACCCTTTACACCCAGCACCCTTCACGTCACGGGTAGGGTATTGCTTCTTGAGCATGAATGTTTGACCCATTCTGCCTGTCTTGATGTTATCGGACGGTCTATCCAGACCAGTGATAACCGCCCTCATCCTGCTATTCTCATAGAAGATAGCTGATCCTTTAACTTTCATCTGGTTTCCCCCTTCCGTATGTCTCATTGTTTATTAGGGCGCACTCCGCCTGTATCACGGGATGCCATATTCCCTTGATTTCCGTTAGTGGTTTATAGTTCTGCCGCGCCCAATCCTTGAACTCAGCCGTCTGTTCCTGTGTTAGTTCCTTGAACATCTTCATTCGGTTTCCTCCAGTATCAGTGAGTTGAATGGTGTCCGCATTGTCTTGCTTACGGTGTAGCCAACGGTTGGTGATCCTCCCGCAATGCGGCTATCCTGTACGCCATCGCCAAACGCATAGGCGATGATGCCCGAATACATCCCGTCCTCATCCCGGTGCTTACGAATCCCATCGACGAACGGTTGAGTTGTGCCGTGTGGCTCAGGTTTACCGACCAAGGACTGCAAGTGATCCACGTAATCGATCACCTTGGCCTTGTCCCATCCATCGTCCCTTTCGACTTGAATGGTGTCACCCTCTAGGGGCGTTGCTGTTAGTGGGCCGAAGCCCTTTGGGTGTTTTGGCATATGTTTCATTGTCTTTCCTTTCTCTTGGTTTGTTAGAGGCTTGAGCCTCGTAGTATAGCTCACGTTCCTTCCACTCTCGGAAGTCCTCACGCTCGCCTTGTGGGTATGTGCCTTGTGGGTTCATAATGTTGTTTAACTGCTGGTCAGCAGTTGTTAGTGTTAAGTGTTCGCGGACACTTGTTCACAGATACGAACGGGGTGTAACCTCGGTAGCCTGTGAACAAATAAGAGTTGACACAATCTTGTGAGGGTATATAATCTGACTTTAGTAACAAGGCATACGTCAGGCAGCCTGATCAGTGGCGTCCGATATTCTATAAGACTCATGATAATCCACTTACCTAATCCTTAATGACCAATGATTGGATTCGGTTGGTTTAAGGGGAGGTCTGTATTGGATTGACGATTCATTATACCTTTAATCAACTAGCCAAAGATCATAGCCATTGTCATACTTGATGTCGCTGACTACCTCACTAGCCATTGAGTCAGCCTCGCCATCAGACAAGTCCTCATCATAGTAGGCATAGAAGTCTATGTCAGGTAGATCATGGACACTTACGCCCATCTCAGCCCATACTTTCTTGTCAATTACAGTTACGAATTGCTTCATTGTCATAGTTATTCCCTTTCATTTTGTTACGTTGTTACGGTTAGAATGTCTTAACCCACGGGCAACGCTCGCCCAGCTTCTCCATGAAGTCCTTGGTACAGTGTGACTTACTAGCCCACCATCCCTGATGGTTGACACATACCCGATTCCATCCGCCGAATACGCCCTTATCCTGCACGCACCAATCTTCCTGAGCCTCGCATTGAGCGAAGATGTAGCAAGATATAGCAACGGCTATATCTTCTTCTGGAACGTGTTCGACAGAGTCCCTGCTCTCAAGGTCACTATCATTTAGCTCCTTTACTGCCCCAGTTAGGTTACGGGCAATAGCCTCGGTGAACTCTCTATATTCTTTTTCCATTGTATTCCCTTTCATTTAACCAGCTTATAGAACTTGTGATTGCCAATAACTTTACCCTTGATGGGTACTTTTACCTCTATGCCTCCCCGCTTCACCTTCATGTAAGTCCAGTATGGCGGGGCTATCTTATTCTTGCCCTTACAGGCATAGAAGTGGTCAGCTCTGTTTGTGTTTAGTTTGGGCGCATTGTCCTGCACAGTAAGCATCGTGATTGGCACTCCCTTTAACAGGTCATAGTACACCCACGCATAGTTTACCGGCTCTTTCTCGCGCCACCTCCTTACCAACCCGAATGGGTTGGAGCGATATTTCTTGATGCTGTCGAATTGGGATTTCTTCATTACCTCAGTGAGGCAACTTGTTCCCTGATGTGAAGCACGGGTGTGTATAACTTCATACACAGACCGCATTCCCTGCTTACCCTCGCCAACTGCCTCGCCTATTATAACGGCGGCGACTATGGCGCGAGCATTTCCAATGGGTGCATCGACTGGTTCCCAGCCGACAACACTCATTGCCATTGTTAGTGTTAGTATTATTCCTTTCATTCTGTTTCCTTTCTGGTTGTTAGTTGGACACTAGAAATTAGAAATTGGGATTACTCACAGCACCAGTAATAGTTGTTAGATTCTATCCTTTCACGTTCAACTATCCAAAGGTCATGGCGGTTTGTTTGATTCGCTCTACCAGTGTGTGAGTTTGAATTTGTTTAGTCAGCCTTTTCATCCTGACTACGCTGCTGTATGCGGCTCTCCCATGTGAGCCTCACGTTGCTGTGTAATGGGCCAGTTGCTACGTGGTTGCCATTCACTGTTACCTTTAGGATTCGTACAGACTATCCTCTCCAGCGCATCTCCTAGAGACTCTCACCGTTTGTTCGGCTGGTAACTGAGTTGTTGTTTTAAGGTCGATTAAGTACTGCGCAGTACTTAATAAGTTTTCAGGCGTTGTGCCTCGCCCATCTCCTATATGTCAAAGAAATTGGAACTACTCCAATCAGAATATATATACTACCATATTTAATACCATAAGTCAAGAATATAACATTGACATGGTTTGCCACCCATAATCCGCCCATATTGATTGACAACCCAGTTTGCCGCCCATATATGACCGACTAATTGCCCGCCCATATATCCCGCCCATATATGTGCCGCCCATATATCCCTCGCGCGCGCGGGGGCGCGCATTATATTAAGGCACAAGAAAAGCCCCACGGTTTTACCCGTGGGGCTTTGTTTAACGTAGGGACTTTACTTTTTTGCTCCGGCTTTTTTGCGGGGCTTTGTTTCACGTTTACTGGAGTTGCCCTCAAGATATTTGTCTATTTTCTTGAGTTCCCCTTTCATGCGATCAAGGCCCGTTTCCGGCTCCGGCTCCGCTTCCGTTTTTGGCTCCGGCTGTGGCTCCGTATCTGTTTCCGGCTCCGTTTCCGTTTCCGTTTCCGTTTCCGTTTCCGTTTCAAGCAAACCGCCAAGGGCGGTTGCGAACGGGTTGGGGTCAATCCTGCTAATGGCCAACGCTACGGTCTGCGCAGCTTCGGCACACTTGGTTTGCTGGTCAGCGGTCAGAATCAATTCACCTTTCGTGAATTCTATTTCATTGCCCTTTTCCAGTTGACCGATGCGCGCGGTGAATGCTTTGGCGTAAACGTAACCAATTTTATTGATTACTTTTGCGCGTAGCGTTTGCTGCCCTTTCGGCGTTTGCTCCGGCTCCGTGTCGGCTTTTGCTTCTTCGGCTCCGGCTTCGGCTCCGGCTTTGGTCTCACTTTTGTTTCCGCCTCCGCCTCCGGAATCACCTTTGATGCCCTTTGAAGCATTCCACTCGGTAACCCATTGAATAACGGTTGACCAAACGCCACTAAACCCGCCCTCTTCGAGGGTAGTTTTGATGGCTCCGGACTTAACGCCCGCCTCTAACAACTCATTCACGACAACGTGAAACGCTGCAATAACTGCGTTGTTGGTTTCAACTGCTGCATCCTTTGCACTCTCAAAAATAAGAGATGCTTCGGACACTGCGGTTGCGTATGCGGATTGCGCTATGCGTGCGGCTGTTGCAGCTGCTAGCAGTTTGTCTTTCAATATCTTTTTCATTAGATATTATCCTTTCGTGTGGGTGAATTCTCGGAGGTTATTCACAGTGAATTTCCTCCGCCGTTTGCACCCACGGGCAAACGAATAAAATTCGTTGCCCTACGTTTCAACTGCATATATCAATGAACGGCCTCCATGATACACGAAATGGTAGCATTGAAAAGAATATAATTCCGTGGGTTACTCACAAACTTTCAAGCCCTTGTCCGGCACTTGAAAGCCGGAGCCATTTGCTGCCCTTGTGAGGGCTTGTGAGGCGTTGCCAATGCCGTGGCAAAGGGTTGGGCATTCAAGCCCCGTGGGCAGGGCATTCTGTGCGATTGAAAGGGCTTGTGCGGTATCATTCACTGGCAGGGAAAGGGGTAAGACGTGTGCCAATTCTTTCAAAAGCTTTTCACTCTTTTGACAAGTACTGCGCAGTACTTAAATTGCGCCAATGGCGGCAAGGGCTTTGCTCTGGAAACCGGCAGGGTAGGACAAGGCATTGTCTAGGGGGTTGGACAGGGAATGTCTAATAGAGAGGCACTAGGGAGGGCCACCACCCCCCATCAGTCAGTAGAGTATGTATACCCCCCGAAAAGAACTGGACAGGTTTTGAACTTATGGTACCTTTCGGGAATGGCTGACATCTCGGTTAAGAAGAATTTGACGGGGGACACTTTGAAGATGTTCTTGGACAAGCTGACGTTGGGGTTGAGTTTGACGGCGGCTTGTGGGGCTTGTGGCATTTCGCCTCGTAGACTGGATGGGCTTCGGAAGAAGAAACCGAAGTTGAATGCGCAGGTGATGGCGGCACAGGCTCAAGCTGAGGAGGCACTGGTGAGGAAGATAATGGATAGTCGGGATGGGAAGTTGGCATTGGCTTTCCTGCAATCCCGCTTCCCGCACTGGAATCCGAAGACGGCAGCGAGCGGGGCAGCAGCTCCGAAGAGTACTATCTCACCAGAGCTACTTTCGCAGTTGTCTTTGATTCCTGAGCGCATCAAGTCTCGCAACTAATGGCGGAGAAGAAGAAGTTGGTGGTGCTGAAGCAGCAGCCCAAGATCAAGCGGACTGGCCCGAAGCCCAAGGAGGGTAAGTTCGATGTGGTGTTGTCTACCAAGAAGGTTAAGAAGGCTCCTGCACCTTCCTTGATCCTATCCCCAAGTGAGAGGAAGTCCAGAGCTGCGCTTGAGCGGATTGCGAAGGATCACGATGCGTTGGAGGAGGCGAGTCTGCTTGAGAACTTTCCGCAGACGTTTATTGATGTTGGGGCGTATGGTTGGCAGTGCAAGGTGTTGGTGGATTTGAATGAGAAGGAGAGTCGGGTTGCCTTGAAGGCGGCGAATGGTAGCGGGAAGACTAGTGTGATTGCTGCGTGTGCGATCCTGTGGCACATGGTTAGGTTCCCTGAGAGTTTGGTGGTGACGACTGCTGGTGTTTGGCGTCAGGTCGAGGGGCAGCTTTGGCCTACGTTGCGGAAGTATGTTGGTGGGTTGGGTCAGGGTTGGAGGATTACCAGCAGTGAGTTGCACTATGCGAACGGGTCTAGGGCGATTGGGTTTAGCACTAATGATCCGGGTAAGTTCGAGGGTTGGCATAGGCAGGGGCCGACTGAGAATCTCTTGATGATTGTTGATGAGGCGAAGACAGTCCCTGATGCTATCTTCACAGCCATAGCTAGATGTCAACCCAGTCGGTTATTGGTGATGTCGAGTCCCGGTGCGTCGGCTGGTGCGTTCTATGAATCGTTTACCAAGCAGCGCAGGTTTTGGAAGTGTCATACTGTTACGGCATATGACTGCCCGCATTTGACGAAGGAATGGATTGAGTCGCAGATAGAGTTGTATGGTGAGAACAGTCCGTTGGTGCGCTCGATGATTTATGGTGAGTTCGTTGATGACAGTTCTGATGGGTTGGTGTTGAACCTGAAGGCACTGGAGGAGTGTTTGCAGAACCCACCTGAGTTGGAGTTGGGGATGCGTGTTGCCTTCATAGACTTTGCTGCTGGCGGTGATGAGTGTGTGTTTGCTTTGCGTCATGGGAACCGGATTTTGGATATGGTTTGTTGGCGGGAGAAGAACACGAACACGACTATTGGCAAGATAATCAATTTAATCAAAAAACATAACTTGACACAGGATGAGATTTATGCTGATGAAGGGGGACTGGGTTTGCCATTGTGCGATGCGTTGATGGATGCGGGGTATGACATACACAGGGTTAACTTCGGGGCGAAGCCGTTTGACGACCGTTACGCGAACCGGAGTGCGGAGATGTGGCACACGGCTGCGCGGGCGATTGAGAAGCGGGAGATAATTTTACCGGGTGACAGTATGTTGCACCAGCAGATGGTGACTCGGCGAGCTGAGGTTAGTCGGACGGGGAAGTTGGGTTTGGAGCGGAAGGATGTTATGCGGGCGCGGGGTTTGGACAGTCCTGATAGGGCTGACGCGGTAATGGGTTGTATTGCTTGTGGCGGCGGAATTGGGGGAAGCTGGGAGCAATTCAACTCACTTACCCGTCCTTCGATGGGTGACATATTTGAGGAAGCCCAGTCGAGTTATGAGGAAGACGCGATGCCGCAGGGAATGTTTATGGGATACTAGGATGGAGACGGGGATGGCAAGATCGAGTATTGGGCCGACTGACTCGCGGTTGGTGGAGTGTTCTGTTTGTGAGGAGCTGGGTTCGGCTGCGGCTGAAGATCGGGCGACTGGCGGCGTCTATTGTGGTGAGTGTATTGGGTATGCGTTGAATGCTGAGATGCTGATGCGGGTGGCGTGGGTGAATGTGAATGTTAGGCATCCCCGCCCGAACGAGTTTGCTGAGTGGGAGGATCATTAGATGGCGAAGGAAGAGAAAGAGCCGAAGACCAAGCCGGGTGAAGTCACGCCTCAAGGATTTACTGTGCCAACCAAGGAAGACATTAAGGCTGGCGAACACGCGCCTGACCTTCGTGGTCGGAATAGAGGGAGGGGAAGATAATGCCTAAGAAGACGGGAAGGAGAATCCCTCCTCAAAGCCAAAAGCACTTTAAGCGGCGTGATGCGGCAGAGGATAAGCGTGGCAGGGAAGAAAACACGGCTGAAATTATGGCCGAGTTTGCGCGGAAAAGCCAGTGGACACAGACGGAAAAGGATAAGGATTTGTTTTCAGGCAAGAGGCAACCCGATACGGACTACGAAGTATTGTTGAAGAAGGCGTATAAAGCCAACAAGAATGTTTTCAAGCTGAGGAAGAGTAAGTAATGCCATTCAAGAGCGAGAACCAGAGGAAATGGATGTACGCGAACAAACCGAAGATGGCTAAGAGATGGCAGATGGAGACTCCGAAGAAAAAGTTACCAACTAAAACCAAAACACCTAAAAGAAAATAATACAATGGCAGCAAAGAAACAGGGTTACAAATCACGGCAAGACGAATCACTCGGAGCAAGGCGTGGAGCGCGTAAGGCGTTGAAGCGGAAAGTTACACCAGCCGGACGCCGCAAGATGGCGTCTGCACCCCGCAAGGCTGCGGGTGGTAAGAAGTACGGATTGAAATGAGCGAGAAGCTTTACGACTTAGTAGCGCACGATATTGCCAGCCGTACCCGGTGGGAGGTGCGTCAGGGTTTGTGGTATCAGATGCGTAACGACGGATTACGCCGGAGAGGGAAGCCGTGGCCGAATGCCTCTGATGCCCATTTCCCCCTGATCGACACTACGATCAACAAGCTCAAGCCGAGCTTCTTTCAACAGGCAATGGGGTTGGATGTGCTGGCGACATTCGTTCCCATGCGAACGCAGTTGAGTGCGTACACTTCCGCAGCGGAACAGTGGTTCTCGTATAAGATGCACGAGAAGAGCAACTTCGCGATGGAGGTTATGAGTTGGATTGACCATATGCTGATGGGCGGTCATTCGGTGATGAAGACCTTCTGGAATCCTGACCGGAAGCAGATCGAGTTTCAGGCGATTGACCCACTGTATGTTATTGTTCCGCCGTGGACGAAGAATGTTGAGACATCGGACAGGGTTTGTCAGGTCATGCCGATGAGCCTTGAGACGTATAAGCGGGCGGGAATTTATGATGACAGCAAGTCCACGCTGGACAGCATTATGGGCGGCAG